TTCGTAAAAATACAAAATTTAAAATTGTTTTTAAACTACAAAAAAGTTGTTAATTAAATTCCTTTCAATAGCGTAGGAAGTTACGTCAATGTGTTCATCGTGTTTAGCGTTTGGAAACGTGCTAACTTGTTGTAAAAACGCATCATTCCAATTATCTTTGACTAGAAAAACTCTACCGCCCTCAATAAATGGCGAGGATGCTCTCGCACGTTCGATTTTAGAGTACCTAACAAAGTTTGTTTTTATTTCTGATACGTTGTATCTAGTTTCACGCCTTAGCAGCTGCACAAGCGATTTTCCGGATGCTTTAGGCTCGACTAATATTTGAGATATTGGAACGCCACAAGATTGCACAAAAGAAGTGACAAAGTTTTTTAGTTCAGGCATTTCCAAATACTTGTCTATGCTTTTAAATATGTAAAGATTGTCGCCACTTTTACCGCTGATTTGTATACCGGTTGGATCGTTTCTTGTGTCTTTGGTATAAGCGCCATCAATGTACATTTCAAAAGATATATCGCTCGGTAATTCGGCTTTATTTATAATATTAAACCAATCTTTTCGCCATTCGCCACCTTCGGGCGGTGATGGTATTTGTAAATATTGACCACTAAAAGTATATCTATCTGCTTGGCGTATTGCTTCGAGTTCTTCAAAAGAATGTTTCTCGGGCCATAGCGCATTGTTATCGTCATCTAATGCAGGTAACTTTAAATGATGCCATTGCTCACCACTTCCGCCATCTAATAAGTAACCGGACAAATCTTCTTCGTGTAGCCTTTGCATTATAACGATAATTGGAACGTTTCTATCATTAACCCTTGACCGAATGGTTGTATTGTATCGATTGTTTATAAACGACCGCCTAACATCAGATAAAGCGTCATCAGGCTTTAATGGATCATCTATAATAATAGCGCCACCACTACCGGCACCAAATCCGGTAATTGCACCTCCTGAAGATGTTGCGTAAACCCCGCCGCCCTCAGTTGTGTACCATTTTTTTTGACTTTGCGAATCTTTTTTAAGTTGTAAATCCCAAATGTTTTGAAAAGCATCTGAATTAATATATTCTTTTGTCATTGAACTATTATCAAGTGCCAACGAATCGGAATAAGATAAATGAATAAATTTTGCTTTTGGGTTTTTTGCTAGTGTCCAGGCAATGTACATTTTAACGGCTAATTCAGTTTTTCCGTATCGTGGAGGTATGTTTATTATTAAGCGCTTTATTTCGCCTTTATAAACTTTATGTAAGGTGTTAGCCAATGTTCTGTGAAACTCTGCTGCCTCGAATTTATTTCCGGTGTTTTCTTTGAAAATATAACGAGTAAAAAACAAAAGGGAATCTTCACATTTTTGTTTAATTATTTCGTTAATATTCATCGTTTAGAATGTCGTCTATTTTCTTTTTTGCTTCGTCAGAGATTTTACTTGTACTTACTTGCGCAGTCATTTCTACTTCCTTACGCTCTACATAACCTCGTTTTTTTCCTTTAGTTTTTAAATAGAAAATCGTTGCCGTTGTGTTTCCCTCTTTTATTTGCTTATGTAATTGAGATTCAGCAAAATCTAAAGTTAGGTTTTGTAATTCATCAACTGAGGCCCTAAAGTCCTGGTCATTGTTGTAATACTTGTAAAAGGTTGATCTGTTACAATCAACTATTTTACACGCACTTGTAACTACTCCTAATGATTTTTCTAACGCTTGTAAAAGATTTCTTTTTAATATGTTGGTTTTCGTTGCCATAACGCAAAGTTAAAAAAATATAAATACATAAAAAAACCTCCTATTTCTAGGAGGTACAAACTCAAATTTTATGAAAAAGAATTTTAAACTTGGTCGTTCTAAATTCTTTGCTAAATTATAATTTTTCTTTTAACTGTGCAAATTTATTTTCCACACAATTCGCAAACTTCTTTGTCTGTATCGTTTTTGTCGTCTTGATCTTCATCAATAGGTAAATCAAAAACTGGTAAATCAACACCCCATTCAACTAATTGTTGAACATCCCATTCATTTGCTAGTATATCCCAATCCCACTCTCCAAAGCCTACATTGTCTTTAACAATAAATTCTTTTTTTTGTTCTTCTGTCCACCCCTCAGCAATATCAATCCAAACCTCAAACAACCCGGCAGACTTACACGCCTTTAAACGCATATTTCCGCCAAGAACAACCATATCTTCATCAACTACTATTGGCCGTTTCTCTAACATCTCAGGAAACGCCTTAATTGACTTGACTAATTTTTTAAATTTGGAATCTTTTATGAATCTTGGATTGTCCGGATTTTCTTTTACAATTAAAATGCTTACGAGTTTTTTTAAAGCATAGTAAAATCTATTTTCTAAATTATCCTCTACATAATTAATTTTAGGATTTTCTTTTACCGATGCAATATTTACTTTTTGTTTCATTTGTTATTTTTTAAAGTAATACCAACCGCTTTTTTTTTCTTTTTCTAAAATGCCTTTTTTTTTGTAATGATCTAAAGCCTGGTTTTCCCATAATTGCCAATCAATTATTTTTTCAATTAATTCATTCATTGTTTTGGCACTCAAGTTGAGTTCTTTGTTGTCGCCTTTTTTAACGACTAAAGTAATATTTTCCATTGTATTTTGTTTTATTTGTTACTTGTCTTGTGTAAACCAAACAAAAGAAATTCCAACCACTGCAATAAAGAATTGCAAACAATGTTCTGTTTCTCCGGTTAAATCTGTTTCGCCAAAATCGTCATCCATATTGGAGTTCCAATAATTAGCGCCAAAGCAAATGCCAAATATTGCGAAAATAGTTGTGTTAAAGTTTATGTTCATACTTGCCAGTATTTTTTGTAAATATACAAATATAATTCTATAACTTTTTTTTGTGCTTGCTCTTGTGTGTATATTTTTGGCGATATTTTTTTGTCGCCATTTTCGTTAATTTCAACTTTTAAACCTTTTTTTGTAGGTAGAACGCCGACTGTAATATTGTTATTTATGCACCATTGCATTGCCTTTCTGTGTTCGTCTGTTTGCGGTATATTTATTTTTTTCTTTTTAGGCATTAGTATATTGTTTTTATTATACTATTGGCTACTGCTTCAACAACATCAACGGTTACTGCATTGCCGCACATTTTATAACGTTGTGTATCACTTATTTTACCACTTTCTCCGTATTGTGTCCAATTATCTGGAAATCCTTGCAAACGTTCACATTCAATTGGTGTTAATCTTCTTATTAATCCTTTTTCATATAGTCTTAAACTATTATGATGTGGCTCTGTTAATGTAGGGCAATCGTCTTTTGCTTTCTTATTATACAAATCAAGAGCTTTGATATCGTCATTTAATAAATTTTCTTTTTGTAGAGTTTCATTTAATGACTTTTGCCCATAATTATAAATATACTGGTCAGTATTGCCACCACTTCCAGAGCTTGAATGTAAGGTATTTGCCACATCTTTTATTTTCCTAAAGCCTTTCCCATCATTATGAGTTCTTAAAGTTCCTACTTCAACTTTTTGTGCATTGAGTTTACGTTCAATAAGGTAACTTCCGTTCCCGTCTGCTCCATATCTTGTTGTGAGGCAACAAGTGTTTGTTTGTTGTCTTTGTAACTCATTAATCTGTTTACTACTTTCTCTGATAGGAAATACTTGTCCTCCGCTTCCGTTTCCAAGATATCCGACAAGGTAGATTCTCTCTCTGTTTTGGGGTAGAAACCACTTTGTATTAAGCAATTGCCATTCAAGTCTATAACCCCCAATGTTGGTAAAGGCTTGGATAATTGCCCAAAAGTCTTCGCCATTGTTTGAGGAGAAAGTTCCTTTAACATTTTCCCAGACAAAAAAACGTGGTCTGCACTCATCGATGAGTCGAATTGCTTCGGTAATAAGGGAGCTTCTATCTCCTCCCATCCCTTTACGTTTTCCAGCGAGACTAAAGTCTTGGCAAGGCGATCCGAAAGTGATTGCGTCAATTTTTGGTAATTGTGTTCCTCGAACATCTGTAACTGATCCGACATAATTTGAATTTTTAAAGTTATTTTTATAAACGTCTATTGCATATTTATCTACTTCTGAAAAGTATGAGTTTACTTCAAAACCCGCTTTTTCAAAACCTAAGTGAAATCCGCCAATCCCACTAAATAAATCTAAGTGATTAATTTTAATTTTTTTCATTTGTTTTATTTTTAAAATGGTACATCGTCATCGGTTATAACCTCAAACCTTTTTGTATTTAAATCAACATCCCTATAAACACCGCCGTTTTTAAAATCAGGAGCAATGTCAAAATCGCCTAGTTGTCCGTTTTCTTTTCGTTTTACTTTTTCAACATACATTTTAACGACATCCGAACCGAATTTAGTTTTTTGACCAATACACCTAAAAACTATTAAACCGTTATAAGCCTTATTAAAAAAGTCAGCAGAGCCACTTATATCATACAGAGTTGGCTTTTTATAGTTTCCGTTTTCGCTTTCTATTTTTCTAGGATGCGCCACTAAAAATAAATGTGTATTTGTTTGCTGACAAAATTGTGTAATTTCTGACAATACTTTTCCAATATAAGAATGGTCTCTTTGCGCTGAATGGTCGAGCATATTCCAGGGATCAATCACACAAACATTAATTCCTTTTTGAAATACCAACTCTTTAAAATGGTTTAAAATTGCTTTTAAAGTTAGATTCTCTAAATCTATTTTAACCCAAAAGAAATGATCTTCAATAAAATCTTTTGTGTTGTTTAATTGGTTGTTATCGCAATTAGTTTCGTTTAATTTATTAGCGATTCTTTTTATGTGGCCCTCATAAGGAAATGATTCAGGAGCAAAAATTGCGCATCTCATATCGTAGGTAGTTGCTAGGTTGCAAAATATTTGATCCATAACGTCAGACTTTCCTGAGTTTGGTATTCCGGTAACAACTGACCACTCTCCTAAAGACATTTTAAAATAAGTGTCAGAGTTCGGTAAACCTATTGAATAGTTTTTAACTCCGGCCTCATTGTAATTTAAAACCGATTGCCAAATGTCATCAACATTTAAAACACCCTCCAAAGGGAAGTTCTTAGCGCCTTTTATAACATTCCTTAATGATTCTGCTCCCTTAGATATTAAAATCTCGTTAGCGTCGTTAAAATCGCCAAAATCAACGTATTTACATCTATACGCTCCAAACCTTCTAGCAAGTTCTTTTCTGAGTTCAATTCCCGGATTGTCGTTATCTGTGCAAAGTATTATTTCTTTTTTATCTTTAAAGTATTGCCAACAGTTATCCAAATATTCTAGTCTTTGGCTACCTTTAGACGCACCATTTGGAACAGAACAAACGGAATAAATACCCGCCTCGTGTAAAGTTAAAGCATCCATTTCACCCTCGACAATATAAATTTTTTCCATTTCTTTAATATTGTCAAGGCCATAAAATATAAGTTCCGCACCTGAAACCATTTTGAAATTTTTCTGCGAATCTCTATATTTTACGTTTACAAGTTCATTCTCTCGGTAGTAGTTAAAGTTTACGGCTCTACGCTTTGCGTTTACTTGCGGAAAATACTCCATTGATTGCCCAACCTTCCAATGTTTTAAAGTTGGATCTGTAATGCCTCTGCTTTTAAACCATTCAATAACTGGCTCAGAAATATTTAATTTGATTTTTTGAGGAACAATATACTCTTGCTTTTTCTCAAATTTTGTAGTTCCACCCCAACCGCAGTTGTGGCAATTCCAAAGGCCCTTGTCTAAATCTACTGACAAACATTTATCACGTTTGTTTTTTCTTGTATGGCTACACTTTGGGCATTGTGTTTTAATTTTGCCGGTCGTTTTGTTGCCGACATCAATATTGAAGTCTTGAAATGTTTTCATTAAGTTTTGTTTGTTTTCGCTAAATTAAAAAAATTATTTTAATTTATCTAATTTTGATATTTGTTTTTTTAAATCATCTATCTTTTGTTGCTTTAATTCTGATAAAAATTTAAGTCTTAAAATATCTAGTTTTCCAGGTAAAAACCAATCATCAGGATAATTTAGTTTAATATAGTTTTGAATTTCTTTTAATGTTTCTTCCATCACTTTAATTGTTTTGATTTATTAATATTTATTGTCGCTATTTCCTTACTAATATAATTATTGTTTTTAAATTCTGTTGTTTTTGGTAGAGGTTTTTTAAACCATTTTAATTTTAGATCCTCCAACTCAAATAAATAAATACCTTTGGGTGTGCTATTTATGTAAATTGGAACATCGCCAAACTTTTTTGATTCTTTTATTAGATAATCGTATTTAGGTTTTTCAATTATTAGTTTATCATAATGCGCAGCTCTGCATTTTAATTCAATTCTGTTTTTTGTTTCAATATCGTAACAATCAGATTTTGAAAAATTTTTACTTGTATCAACTAATAAATTATAATAGTTTTTTGATAACCATTCAAACAAATCAGATTCACGCCATTTAGATAGGCTTTTACTTATTGCCATCCTGAATGTATTTTTTTAATTCGTGAAACTCTTTTGTCTGCAATGATTGTTTTATATTAAATTCATACAATTCACCGCCTTTTGTTTTGGCTCCTAGTTCTTTTTGACCGGTTGCCGGTGAGGTATAAATATAATATTCAATAATCCCTTTTATTTTATTGTAGCCTATTGGCTTAGTTTTAGAGCGGTAATCTTCCATAAAACGATCAATGTACTTAATGCCGTTTTTATCTGTGTTTCTTAATTTAAGAATACTTAAAAAGTTTTTTGACCAAAACTGGTCATTTCTTAAATCTTTCGCCACATTGTAAACATCTCGTAAATTATATTTATCAATTCGCTGAATTTTATCTAAGCATTCCAACCATTTGTTTTTTTGCGCTTTTGTTTTTGGTCTATAATTTAAAGGAAAAAGGCTTATAAAATGTGGAAACGCCTTTTCAGTAATCTCAGTAAATAAAGGCGCTTTTACATTTTGTACATTATTCTTTTTTATATTATTTATATTATTATTAATATATATAACCTCTCCCTTTTGTCCAATAGGGGTATCTCCGTTTTCTGCTATACCTATATCCTTTTTGTCATATAGGTTAGAAATGTAAATTCGCCTTTCTTTTATGTTTTTTGTTCCTTTTTCATAAATCATTTTTAAGCGCAAAAATTTGTTTTTTGATAAATTAGAAATCCACTTTGAAACAGTGTTTTTTGAGCAACCATAAAGATTTGCAAAATACTCATTTGAGGCGTAGCAATAGCCTTTTTCATTCGCTAGAGCCGTAAGTTCGCCATACATTAATTTTTCGTTAGCCTTTAAGTTTTTAGCGTATCTGACCTCTGCCGGTATTACGGCATAATAGTTTTTTTTGTTTTCCATTTTCAAAAAAATTTTTACAAATTTAGCTGATATTTTACTGAATCGCAAAATTTTCTTAATTCCTCAAAAATCTTTTTAAAATCTTCTAAAGAAATCTCGCTATCCTCGTACTTGTGCCAAAGCAATTCAATCAATAGATCAAACTCAACTCTTGTAGATTCGCCAATGTAGTTATAATTAACTGATTCTTCAATAGTTTTGCTTTGCGTGTATCTCACCTTTTGTAAATCAGGATTAAAATAAATAATTTTGTACTTCATTTTTATACGCTTTTAAAATAATTATCAATAGTTTCTTTGCAATCGTCAAAGTTATTTAACCAAATAGCCTTCCAATTGCATTTTTCAAGCCATTTAAGCCATTCTTTTTGTTTTGGCGTTGGTTTGTTATACTTGTATTTTAATTCTATCGCTAAACCGCTTTTTTCTGCGTTTGGCGTAAAAATTAATAAATCCGGAATACCTGGCTTTGTGCCTAAATATTTTAATTTGTATTGTTCAAAAGGCGATCGCTTACCCTCATTCATTGGATGCGTAAAAATTGCGTTCGGATATTGCATCTGAATATAATTAATTACGGCCCTTTGGAGTAAATCCTCGCCTTTTAAATACTTTTGGTATGGGTTAGCTCTAGACATTAAATTGCATTGTCTAAAACGCCAATTAAAAACCGTAATTCTGAACGCTCTAATTCTGCAAAAAACATTTTGTTGTTTTTGTAAATTGTTACGTTGTAATAATCTTTTTTTGATTTTTCAATTTTTATCTCTAATTCGTCCACAGTAAAGGTTTTTTTTCTTGGGTTAATGTTTCAGTTCTAACAATGTCCTCAGTCTCAAAATGAGCCAATTTTTTTTGTTCTTCTTTTTTATTTAAAAATTCTTCTCGTTTGTCTTTTAACTTGTTAAGTTTAAAAAGTAAAATATTTATTTCGCTTTCAATATCTGTAATTAACACTTCTTGGTTTTCCATAAAAAAAATATTTTCAACCAGTTTGTAATTTTCTCTAAAATAAGGATCGTAGTTTAACAAATCTTTTGCGCTTTTAACGTGGTGAACTATTGTTGCGTGATTCATATTTAAAAACTTACCGACTTTCACATATCTAAATCCTTTGACCTCATAAAAAGCAATTAAGCAAAATATTTTTTTTGCATCAACAACCTCTCTAATTCTGCTTTTATCTTTTGGGTCTTTTTTTAAGTGTCTTATAATTAAGTTTCTTAGTAATTCTAATTGTTCAAACATATATTATTCCTTTTCCTCAATTTGATTTAATACGCTATAAAGCAATTTAATTTCTTTGTCTAAAAATGGCAGTTTCTCCATTCTTTGTGCCACTTCATAAAGTGTCTCTAAATCTTTAATTTTTAATTTCATTTGTGTTTGTTTTTTATAATATTAAACTTCCATCTTCAGAAAATTCATTCCAGTTATATCCTGAAACAATTCCGGTTTCCTTATAAATCTTCCAATCGCTAAACGCTCTTTTCCAACCTCTGCGACCTTGGTCAATCATTTCCTCACTTAATCCGTAAACCTCTACTGAAAAAGGATAATTAGTTTCAACTGCTATAAATCTAAAATTTTTAGCCGGAATTCCTAACATATCAGAATAAAATGCGCATTGTAAATGATATCCGTATTTGTAAACGTCTCTTTTAAACGCCATTGGTGTATTGTTTTGGCACGTTTTAACATCGCTTATAAAGTTTTCAACTCTGTTTAAACAATCAGGCCTTACTCTAACTTTCAAACCCTCGTGTTCTAAATAATGCGACAATTCAATTTCGCCTTTGCAATATTTTTGAGCTAAATCGTGATTCCTAAAGTTGTTAAGAATCGAAGTTATTTTTTGGTGATCATCAAATGAAACAATTTGTTTACCCTCCGCTTTTTCAATTTCAATAGCATATTGTTTTTTACCTGGAGTTGTACGTCTGTCAATTTTTGGCAAAACGTGAAAGTCTTTGTAATATAATTCAGGCTCTAACATTGCACAATGTACCGCAGTACCCAACGCCATTGCCGAAGATTCATAAGGCTTTTGATTTATAAAATGATAAACAGATTTTTCAAATATTTTTTTTAACCCTGAAGCACTTATTCCTGGTGACGAATGATATTTTTCATTAGTATCAAATAACGCCTTAATTTCTTTTTGTTTTGTCTCCATATTTTTACAATCTATTATCGCAGATATAATCTGTCTGTTCTTTTAAAATTTGTTGTAGTTTTTCATTCTGTTCTCGCAGCGCTTTAACTTGCATAGTTAAAAATTTAATTAATTCGTTTTCCATAATTTAAGAATATAATTGTTAATATTTGCCTAAATTAAAAAAATACTTTCAATTAAAAAAATATTTTATAAAAAAAAGCGATTCCAATACGAAACCGCTTATTCTTTTTTGCTTGTCAATTACCTAAAATGGTAAATCATCTACTGGCGTTGCCGCTTGTGCTTTTTGCTCAGTTTGTGCTTCAGGCTTCCAAGTATTAACAGAAACAGAAACGTCTTTTCCGTATTGATCCGGCTCTCTCTTATCGCTAATATTTAATTTTACATACTTTTTGCCTTCATATTCAAAAATATGTTCTGCCGGTAAATTTGACAGATTAATTGTTACGGCTCTAAAAGTTCCGTACTCTCCCTTTACTTGTTTACCGCCTCCGCAGTAGATTGTTTCTTTACTCATTGTTTTACTATTTTAAATTAAACTTATTTACTATTTGATCTTTATAAACTTTTTTCATTTTAAACGTACTTAAAACCTTTTCGGCCTGGTCTTTTGTGGCCTTTAAAGTTGCGTTTAATTGTGATTCTGTTAGCCATTTTTTATTGTCTGTTGGTGTTTCAATTTGAGCTGAATGTGTTGTGTCAGAATCATCAATTTTACCAACTGGAGTTAAAAATGTGTACAACAATGCATTTTTTAATGCGTATGTTGTGGCCTTTCCCGCTCCTTTATCTTGTGCATCTACTCCGTGGCCATATCCGGCAACCTCAATACTTTCACCGCTTTCGTGAAGCAATAAATATTTTGTTTTTACTTTTGTGAAAACACTTTGTTTTTGTTTTAAAGTTGTTTTACCACTCCAAGTATTCTCCTCCTCCCAACGATCAATTTTAATTTCATCCTCAATACTAATAGGAATCATTGCAAGACCATTTTTTGAAAGCGCATTGTTAAAGGCCTCTTTAACATCGCTATCCTTTGTTCCGTCGTATGCTGCACGAGTACCAGCGCCAACACGACTATTTTTTTCCATTCCTTTCACCTCTTTCATAACAGAGATGATTGCTTTTGCCAATTGTTTCATAAAATTTAAAAATTTAAGGTTAATTCTATCCCGTTTAAATTAAATTCAGCGCCTTGTAAAATTTGCACTTCTTTAATCGTAAAGGTTTTCGGATTTTGTAAACGTGATTTTAATGTTGGCATTGTGCAATTTAGCAATTTGCAAACATCATAACGCTTTAAATTTAGCCGTTTCATTTCGGCTTTGAAGTTGTTTTCAAACATATTTCTTTAGTTTTATTTACGCAAAAATAAAAAAAATCTTTCAAATAAAAAAATTATTTTTAAAAAA